CCGTCATCTTCACCTAGGAACCGAAGTAATCCAATATCTTCGGTCGCTTTGAACTCTTTGTTAATAGCCAGTAAATCTTTCTGGTCATTGAGTTCTTTGGATACAGCCTTCATAAAATCAGGCTTCGGCATCGTAGGAGTAATCCTGCGTAGATATTTATCTGCCGACTTGGGGCAACCTTCCAAAGTTGCAACCTCAAGGTAATCCCATGCGGTGAATTGATGATCGGGTGGGGGGATTAGACCTAACCCCCCGAGGGATTGGGGTAGGAAATACGGTGTTCCAACATCCGCATTTTCTAAACCAACCTTTCTGAAGTCAACCAATTTGGCCATCTGGATCTTGTTAAAGACCTTTGTGAAAGCTCTCATCATGGCTGGGCGTGCACGATCTACATCGTAATCACCAGCGACCATTTCCCTACCTTTCACACCCCGTGCCTCAACTGTCATCCTCCACTTTAGATACCCTTCCAAATTCTGAGTTCTTACTTCAGGAATTTTTCTTTGTAGCTTCTGTAGATAACTTAGTCGTTCATCATCGGTAGATAAGGAATTGTATGTCTGTCGCTGTCTGTCTCCGAGCTCACCCCCTACGTATTTCAGGGGTGGGGTTTTTCCGGCTCTTAATTCAGCGGCCAAGATCGAAAGATCAAGGTCGGTGAGTAAGGCAATGTCCCTGTACTCTTTCCCCGTCATCCCTGTGCTTCTCTGCCCTCCAATTAGGAGTCGCGAGTTCACAGCTGCTTGTTTAGTAAACAGCGGATTCGGTGGAAGGGCTCCCATGCGTGTGAATGTTGTATGCATGAAAGTAGACTGACCTTCTTTCTTACCCCCCTCTCCCCTCACTTGAGGTCGGATAGACGGGTTGAAGAAGTAAAGTTCGCTATTGATGATTGCCACCCTTTTGTGAGTGTAATTCTTTCCCAGAGAAAACTTCAGGCCACACTGTTTGGTGACCTCCTTCCAAATTTCGTAATGATCTTGTGAATAACACCAGTAAAGTATGTCATCCCCATTCACCACCATTGGTAGTTCCTCTAGTACTGCGAACTCATTTTCCTTTAATACTCCGATCTTTCGGAAGTACTCCTCATACGCCACCTTCGTGGCTGCCAAGTTAATCAGGCAGAGGATGGGAAAAGAGCTCGGCGAACCCATCAGTTGACCCCATTGTTGTTTATATAGAGTCCCCTTTTTTGAGTATTTTAGCTCGTGCCCAGTTAAGCACTGTTTCAGGACCCACTGGTCCTCTAGCGGAATACGTAGACGTTGACAGATGGCTTCATTCGCCACTTCCGAAAGGAAGGGGTGAAGAAGGTCTGTAGCAGATTCGTAGTCCCCAGACACAAAGAAACCCTCCTTATCCTCGTC